ACAACTTCATCTTCGGTGGTTTCTGCTTCTGCAACTACTTCCTCTTCGGTCGTCTCTTCTGCTTCTGCAACTACTTCGTCGGTGACTTCCTCTTCTTCCTTCATGCCTGCAGGCATAGGATCTGCTGCCTTAGCGCCCTTGTTTACAATATCCTTGACTTGCTTGAGAGTTCCACCAGGTGTCTTTAACTTAGCGGAATCATCGTCGGTCTTATAGTTCTCAGGGGTAGGACCACCGAGATCTTCGACGCTAGCAAGTTGAGTGCCTGGATCTGCCATCGTAGGCATTGGGTCAGGAGCTGATGCTCCAGCGTTGACAGCAGTTTTGGATTGCTGTGTCTTTACTTCCATTTCTTGTAAATCTCCACGAGACATTTGAACTCTCCGTTATTGCCGGGTATTAAAACTATATTTATTTATAAAATTAAAGATTAGAAAGGAAGTTATTCCATAACTCCAACTTATGTTCTTCTAATTTTTTCTGATCAACGAGTGTATTAATTTGTTTTTTAGTTTGTTCTGCATATTTTTCACGCAGAATTCCACCGTCCCAAACCCACTCTTTTCCTTCCATAATTCCTTCAACAAATGCATCAGGAGCAGAAGGATCAGCAACGATATCAGCAGCAGTCGCTAACATGAAGTCGTCACCTACGATATTGACACCCTCTTTGGTAGTTCTAAGTGAACCAATACCGCGAGAAGAAACGCCGAGTTTTACGCCATCCTCTACCAAAGCAGATGCAATTTTACCCATTGGGGTGCTTAGAATCTTTGCTTTGCCGATGAAGTTATCACCACTTTCTCTAAGAGAAACAATTTTGTGAGAAACTCTGTCGAGATTCACGGTAGGACCATCGGGGTGACCAAGTTCACCGAGTGCTCTGCCAGACTGAACATTCGACTCATTATAACGAGAAACTTCCTTACGAAGAGTTTCCATAGGATACATACGACCATTACGGTTTTTGATGTTTCCTTGGAGAAATACTCCTTCGATATACAGTGATTTCTTGCCAGACTTAGTAGTCTCTACAAGATACTTAACTGATTCGATTTCTTCTCTGATTAGTTTCATTTTTATCTACCTGAATTTGCATCTATTTGAGTTGCCATAAGTGCGGCGACGCCACGCAATCCTTCACCGATGTTTAAATGAATAACAACTCCACTAGCTGCTGGAACAACCAATGTACCCAAATTAGCATCGTCATCCGTATTACGGAGAGTTACTGTTTTGTTTGTGGTAGCATCGGTGTTTGCAACCCAAACAGCAGTTGATGTTTTAAATTGTGTTGTTCCGGATAATGCAGCAGCAGTTCCTAAGATTTTCATCTTTCCTAACTTTCAGTATAATTTATTTATATTAAACACCATCACTGGTCTCTACTTCATCATCAGAAACCTCTTCTGGTTGCCCATTGAAGAGTGCATTTCCCACAGATGAACGAGTTGCATCCACTCTTGATGCTGATTTTGAATACAGCATATCCTTGATTTTATCACTAATTTGTGATGGTGATTCGTCAGTAATCATCATATCTAAAAGTTCGTCCATGTTTTCCATGTTACAAAAAGGTTAATTTTATTTATATTTCACCACCCTTAGGTAGTTCTGGTGCTTCTGTTGGAGACCCATCGATCTCAGGTTCCATTACTGGTGCCCCTAAGTCTCCACCTGCCCCTGTATCTAGTGGTTGTCCAGTTGCAGGATCAATTGTTGCTGGATCAGGAATGATACCTTTTTTAATTTCATTTTCAATCAGTTTATCCTGCTCAAGAATTTCAATATCAGTTTGACGCAGAATCTTACGGCGAACATAGTCCTGAGAATAGTATTTACCAACATAAGCTTCTGCAGTTGCTGCCAATGACAGTCTTTCATTCATCAGTTCTGCTTCTTTCAGTTCTGAGAAATGATTGTCATACAGGAAATCATATTGAATATGCTCACTCATTACCTCCCAGTCTTCTGGAGTAATTATATTTTTTAAGAGTAATTGAGTTCTCAGCATGTCATTAAACATTTGAGAGAAACGCTTTCTTAAACGACCAACAAACTTAGTAAACTTCAGTTCGTCTCTGAGGATTTCGGAGGATCTACCGAGATTAAATCCGCCTTCGCCATCCATTCTAGACGGGGGGACGTTGAGTGATCTGTATAACTTTTTCTTAAAGTACTCAATGTCTGTAATTTCGCCAAGGTTTTGACCTCCAGGAAGAGTAGAAATTTCAGTACCACGTCCTCCCTCTCTTCTAGGAAGCCAGAAATCCTCAAGCATCGCCATGTATTTTTTGTCATCACGAATCTCTCCAGTGTTTGCATCATAAACAAGTTTGTTGCGATAACGCATCATTACATCACGCAGATATTGTTCTGCTTTCATCTTTGGTAGATTACCAACATCAATGTAAAAAATTCTACGCTCAGGTGCTCTTGATAATCTGTAAATAACAAGACTATCCTCAATCATTCTGAGTTGATTGAGAGATTTAATTGCTTTGTGAAGATATGAAAGAGTTGACCCCTTATTTCTATCTACAAGACCCGAAGTGCAATATGCAACTGAGTCTTTAGTCATCTTAATCCCTGCATTTGTACTGGTCTGCATGGGATTACCCGTACCAGTTGTTTTGGGATTGTAAATAAAGAACTCTTCTAACTCTGGAAAATCATAATCCATCGGATCATTTTTCAGAGGATTGAGTTTATTTAATTCTGCTTTCTTGTTCTTCTTTTGCTTTCTTACATAACGCATTTTCATTGCGTCAATATAACGAAGTTCTTGAAGACCCTCTTCAGGATTCTTTAGATCGATAATTTTGTGATAATAAAGTCTTCCATCAATATACCAATTACGATAAATTTCGTGAGCTTTCTTATCAAAGTCCAATAAATCAAGAATATGTTTAAACTCTTGTCTAATTGTCTTCTTAATACCATCACTAGCATTAAGATTAGAAAGTTCAATTTCTACAGGGCTATCGTTGGAATCTGAAACAATTGCCTCATTTACAATATCTTCAATAGCACTATCACACTCAGGGTGTAGTGCCATTTCACGGTATCTCTTAATAAGATCAAATTCAGTTTTATAAACTCCTTCAATATCTACATAAGAACCAAAAAAACCACTACTCATGTAGTGGTCAACCCCGTCCTCATTATTAGGAGGAACGGGGGAGACCGCTGAAGGTGAGAGTGGTTCGTTGTCCTCAATCGAGAACCCAAACAATTTTGACATTATTATATTAGAACTTTATCAATTCTATTTATTAGTTCAGATCAACTCCAGTTTGATCGCTAGAGACTGATTCAAAACTTTGAACTGCGAATTCTACAGTGAATTCTTCAATAGTATCACTTGAGTCATAAGAAAGGTCGATTGCAGCAACAGCAACTGGGAAGATGTCAATGAATCTGTATGACTTCAAGGGAGTGACTTTAGTACCATCGGCAGTATCAGAATTTTTACCACTATGTCTATTGCCAGAGTAGCCTCTACCAAGTTGATAGACATATGCATCAGTCATATATGTATCTGGTTTTGTTGCTCCAGTATTATTGCTAAGTCTAGCAATACCGTTCATCCATGCTTCCATAGCATTTCTGATTGCAAAGTCTTCATCATTGATAACAGTAATAGTCCAGTTATCGATGGTTCTATCTCCAGCAACCTTCAGAGTACGACCTCTGAAGGGAACATCAATAGAAGCAATATTTGATGCAGGCAGGTTTGCTGCCTTGCAAAGTATACTGAAGTTCTCCTGAACATCAGTTCCCCATTCTGCACTTGGTGTTGATCCAGTTGCAGCATCTGGCAGGTTAGGAATTTGAACCTCAAATAGATTGGGTCTTGCACCACCACCCTGCAGTTTGCTGTGGAATTTTGAGAGTGTGCGTAAGTTTGACATTTTTAGAAATCCTCCTTTGTTTTATAATTAATGATCAAACTCTACCTGCTACTTCCGAGAAAGAAACGCCTGTTCGCGTTGCTACGAAAGTAAGGGTGATGAAGTTAATAGACTTAGCAGGCTTCAGGAAGATGTCTGCTCTAAACTCATTGTTATCGATCACATCAGGAGTATTATTAGTCTCGTCGCAAATAACGAGATAGTCAATGAGTCCTCTCTTCGCCTGAACATCACGGAGGTATGGATCAACGATGTTTCTGAAGTTCGCTCTGGTTAGATCGTCGTTCAGTTCAAACAGTTGAGCCTGTGCTGCTCTTTCCAGTGCCTGCTCAACAGTGAGGAACAAGCGGCGAACATTGATTCTATCAAACGCAGATGCGAATCCAAGTGCAGTCTTATCACCGAAGAGGAATGTACCTGCACCAGGTGAAGTAATGAAAGAGTTAATTCTCTTAGGATAGAGACGATCTCTTTGTGCCTTGCTTGGGTTATAAGCAAGTTTGACTGCATTGTTTAGAACACCTCTTTGCTGTCCTGCAGGCGAGAACCATGGGAAAGCAAGAAGTGCGGTTCTTGCCATCATTCCGCCAACATCAGCGTTGGTTGGAATATAGACGAACCTGTTATTGAATCTATCAAAGGTGTATTTGTATCCTGAATCAAACGTTGCGTAAGATGAAGATGTCAGAGGACCAAAGTATCTGAGAAGATTTGTTGTTTGCTGCTCTGTGGTCAGAAGTGAACCGCCAGGTGTGCCTGCTGCTGCAACCAGATTTTCTCTGTGAGCACCGATGCAAGACATGCAATCTTTTCTTGACTCTGAAATAGAGATGATGAAGTTTGCTTTTGCTTGCGATTCTGCTTCTGTAGTACAACCAGGACCCATAATGATGAAGTCTGCTTCAACTTCATCTTTGTTGGAAAATAATCCGTAAGCAGTAATTAGTTTTCCAAGATCTGCCTTGTAACCATCTCCACCAGAGGTCTGATAGTCATTACCACCCATGATGGTGTAAGTTTTGGCACCAATTGCAAGGAATTGCTTATCCTGTGCGACTGTTCCAGATTGGTTGGTTGAAGCAGTTTCAGGTGCAAAGGATGCTGCCTTAACTCCAGTGTATGCAGTAAATCCTGTTGCAGCAGGAGTTGTTCCATGGAAAGCATCAGCTGCTGCTAGAGGATCTGCTCCAGCATAGATGTTTGCAGAAAGATCACGGAGGTAATCTTTATAGTAGGTCCTTTGAGGTGCATTAACATTGGAAACAGCATCACTTGCTTTAGAAAGATCGATATGCTTCTCAAGGATATTACCCCTAATTCCAGTTACATCTCCATTGTCATCAACAACAGCGATATGAAGTTGATCGTTATGTCCTTGTCTATCACTTACATAGACGCTAGTACCAGGTTTTGGTGCAAGGGTACTCCAGAAAATAGTGGAGTTTGAAAGACCTAAAGTTTGCTGATCATACCAGTCAACTGCGGATGCAGCAGTGGTGCCTGTTGCTTGAGATCCAAGAGCTCCTGTATTAACTCCCACAGAGTTAACAAAGAACAGTGGGTTAGATGTGCCGAATGAGGAGAAAGAATCTCCCTCTGCGTAATCAATTCTAGTCTCTGCTCCAGCAGAACTGACTCTAGAAACGATTTTAACATCAATGGTAGATGCTCCATCTGCATCTTGGTTAACACCAGTAATGATACCCTTTACATAACCAGTAAAGACTGAAGTTGAACCAGATCCTGGAAGAACTCCACTTATTGCTGCAGTAACACCTGCACCAACCGTAGCTCCTGCATTGCTAAGGTTTGCAGTGCTAACTCCAAGAGTTTGATCTGCAAAATCGTCGATATAGCAAACCTTAAGGTTATTTGCCCAGGAACCAGGGTTCTTAGCAGCGTATAGGAAGTTAACAGATGTATCAGACGCATTATTTACATAATCGTCATAGTTCTTGATTTTTAGTGTAGTAGTGCTTGCAATACCTACACCAGCGTTAGCACTCTTAAGGTCATCGTCATCTGCTCTAACAACCTTAAGAACACCACCATATGAGAGATAAGATGATGCACTCATCCAGTACTCATATTGAGCATCGCTATTTTTTGGTTCTCCAAACACGCTAATGAGATCCTGCTCATTAGTAATGTTTGTAACTTCTTCTACAGGTCCAATTTCAAATGGTCCAGCAATGGCACCAATATTATCAAGTACATTATCAGCTCTCCCTACAGTTAGGTCAACCTCCCTTACCAGTACTCCAGGAGATAATTGAGGAGTCGCCATGTTTTAGTTCTCCGTGATCTCAGTTTATCTGAAAATATTTATCAAAACCTAGGTTTTCACAGGGGAAACACGACGCGAACTACCAATCTGGATATTCCCATGTGTTGCTACATTTTTTATTATCTAATATTCTTCTTATGGTGCATTCTTTGCATTCATATGAATATGAAGATGCAACTGCACCTCTGTCTTTTCTGGTTCTATAAAAATCTTCCACTAAGTTTTTTGTTTCTCTACAAGATCTGCATTTTCTATCCTGTAAAAGTAGATGTCCTAATTTTATCTGTCCATCTAGATCCATTAGCGATAGTCCCACATGTATGACATATCACCATATTCACCAACGGAAGCATTAGACCAACGATCACCCTGAGCATCGACAAAAGTATCATCATCTAGGCCATCATTCAGAAATCCAAATGGTGCCATATCCTGTTCAATCTGATTTTTTTGTTCTTCATATAATCTTTTACGAACATCTTGATCAGTTAATTCCTTAAAGTAATCCATTTGAACTAACCAAGCATAGATGACAAGACACATTGCCAGGTCATCATTACATCCCTCTTCTGCTTCAAATGAATTATGTTTTGAAATAAAGGTTGTTAGTTCTGAGATAATCTCATAATCATTAAAAATAAGTTTATCTTCTTCAATTAAAGTTTTAAGATTAAGTGATCCTACCTTTTTGACAGTCTTAGACATCTTTACGCCTAATTGAGTTTTTTTACCAGAAAATCCCTGACCAACAATCTGTCCTGCTCTACCTCTCATAGAACACATTAATAGATTTTGATACTCAAGATCATATTGCAGAATACTAGCAACTTGATCTCCGATATCATTTACCTCACATAAAATGTATGCACTATTATAACTCTTTGCTACCTCGTAGATAATATTTGGGAACAACATTGGTTTTACATCATTGTTCCTATACTTGGCAACAATTTTGTGGGGAAATTCTGTAATATCTACGCATACAAATGCAGAGTAATCTTCTCCAACTCCCCTGGCAACATCGACTGTCATCACATAATCATGATCTTCTTTTACTGGTTCATAAACATCTAGTCCAGCATTTCTTTGGATAGGATTATCATATATTAAAGTTCTTAATTTGCTAGGTGCAATAAGCGTATCAACCGAGCCTAGAAATTCACATTCAAACTCGACCTTAAACTGCTGCTCAGATGTGTTGGCAATCGTAGTCTCTTTCCACTTGGAGTCTCTTCCAGGTACTTCAGACCAATGAACATCTGTTGGTACATATTCATTCTTACTCCTTTCCGCATCATGCCACATACGGTAGAAATGATTCATACCATGTGGAGTAGATACGATAATTACCTTGGTGTTTTTACCAGAAGTAATAGTAGGATAAACAGATGCAAAGAACGAGTCAGCAACGTGATTCGGGACAAACGCGAACTCGTCGAGAAAGAGGATGTTGAACGACATACCTCTGACAGCACTTGCAGACGTAGAAGCTGCCAATATCTTACTGCCATTTTCTAACTCCAAAGATCCTTTGTTCCATGCCACAATACCTTGCTGCATCCACTTAGGCAAGTTTTCATACGCAGTCTGCAACCTTCCAAGTAGTTCTCTTGCGGTTGCCGCTTTGTTTGCCAGAATACCAATGTTAACACTGTCATTGAAGACAGCATAATGCAAAAGGTAAGATACGACTGTAGTGGATTTACCAGTCTGTCGTGGCATTTTACAGATATTAAATCTGTTTTCGTGAAAATTATTGATTAACTTTTCTTGAAAATGATATGGATGAAATTGAGTAAGACCTTCATCAAGAGAAACAATTTTAATATAATTGTTGGCAAAATAAACAGGGTCTTCCTTACATTTCATAAACTCAAGAATTTGTTCTTGAGTAAATTCGATGGCAGTATTCGCTTTTTTTAAATTAGGATTACCGAGATATACATTATCAGACATAAACTAATCAACAATTCCATGCTCTTAATGATTTATTGATTCTGCTATCAGGATCATTTGCGGTTTTAGAAGAAGTTAATTTCTTCTTCATACCCTTCATTCTCGCACAAAAACTTTTTCTACGAGGGTTCCCAACTTTCTTTGAAGGTCTCTTAAGATCGCTTCCTGGGTTTTCACGCTCATACGACTTTCGCCCTTTTTCATTTAGTCCTCCTTCAGGATTTTTGCCAGATTTCTTTTGCCAGTCTTCCGTATGTAGAAGAGGTTGTCCTGGTTCATAATCAGAAATGTCATAATTCCTTACTTTACCGCCAGGATAAACTTTTTCAATCTGTGCTTGTACTTCTGCTCTGCTTGGTTTAACAACGGATGGGAAGAACATTTGAATAATGTACATCTTACCACGGAAGGTAAGAAACACCCGTATAATTTGACCAGTTTTTCTGGGAATTTGAACGGCTTCAGAATACATACCCATTGGTTTTACATAATTTTTATTTGGGCCCATCTTGCCACCATCTCCACCTTTAAACTTTTTAGGTTGGTCGCAATCAGTCATTCCATGAACAGGACACTCTGTTCCTTCATGAGTATGATTACATCCTTTCTTCTCATCAATCTGCTCACCATCATGAATTACTTCATCACCTGCTTTCACGCAACGGTTGTAAGTCTTACCAAACAGTTTTTGAGTTCCTGCTTTCTTGTATCCCTTCCAACACTTTTTACCTGCTTCTCCGAGTAACTTAGATCCAAGACCTTCGGTTGGTTGAAGTGGATCTGGTGTTATGAGATCAGTGAACTCATAGTCAGTTGGTTTATATTCAGATCTCCAATTGGAAAACTCTTCTTTCTTAGTTTTATTACCCCAGTTTGCAGCACCTACCTTACGGCATTTAACTAATGCTCCAGATGCATATGCAGAAGGCCATACAGAATAACGGGATTTGACTTTATGATAACAAGCATCTTTTTTACCTTCCTCAAGATCAATATCAATCTCATCACCTACTTCTACATTATTCTCAGCAAACCATCCACGATTTACTTCTATTGCACACAAAATTTCTCCATCAGATGAAACTGGAGTTTCAACATTTGGTTCTAACTGCTTAATACTTTCAATAATTCCATCTACTCTAATAAATGCAATGTCGAGAGGAATCTTGGTTTCTTTCATATGAAAAGATTGCTGAGCAACTTTTTCAAATACAAAAAGCATTCCACTGTTTTTATCTAAACTTTCTCGGAACATCAATCCAAGATTGAATTCTTTAATGTTAGTTGGAACCTCAACATGAAGAGGTAGGGTTGTAAATTCCTCACTTATACCTGCTTTTCTCAAGCGTTTAGCTTGACTCTTGTGCATTTCAACTGCTTTATCTAATTCTTTAGCAATACCCTTTACACTCTTTTTCATTTCTTCTTTCATGGTTTTCTTGGGTTTGTCAGTTGAAACGTAAGTTGGTTTTGCTGCTCCTGCCTTTTGTGGTTGACCTGGATCAGCAGCTCTCTTTCTTCTCTGAGCAGACTCTCTTTCCGATTTGCTCATACTTGCTCTTTTTGCAGAAGATACACATTTGGGTGTTGATTTCTGTCCTGGTTGGCGAGCACAGGGTTTGCCTGATACTACTTGAACCCAACCTGGTTTTCCGCCTTTTGATCTGGACTTACCAAACCAATCACGAAGACCTTCCTCACTTATTCCTCCTCCACCGTTACCATTTGATCCACCATTGCCACTCCCATTCCCATTACCACCATTGCCATTACCATTACTATCACCATTACCATTTTTTGGTTCATCTACAGAGTGTCCATTTTCTTTGCGAAGATATCCGGCACGACCTACTGACTTAAATCCTTTGGGGATTGGTTTACACTTTTTGTCAGTGTAACAATAGTATTGCCCTGCGGGGCAGCGTCCGTTCTTAGCCATCAAAAGAGTAATTACTCCTTATTATTTATCATCCATCAAGTGCCACAGTGAGACCAAGAGTCATACCAGGTAGTGACTGCCAATTAGTTCCATCATAAAACTCCATTTTCTTAGTTGTGGTGTTGAAAATCATTGCACCCTCATTAAAAGTAATCGCATCTCTTGCAGTAGTTGTATATTGCGGCATATAGAATGCAGTGCCAACTGTTGCAATGCCAGACACGTTCCAATTTCTGGCATTTGCTTCATCATATACTAAATCTCCACTAATATTCAGATCACCCGTAATTGTGGCACTACCATCAACATAAAGAGTTGAATCTGATCTAGCAGTTGTGCCAAGTCCAACATTGCTGGTTGTATGAATACCAACACTGTCGTCTGCAAATTTTCCTCCGCCACCTGTAGATACTACCCACTTTCTACTATTACGAACATAGTCCTGACCATCATTTGGAGCATCTTCAATACCACCTCCACCAATAGTGGCAATCTGTTGCTGAATTCTATTGATGAATAAACGATAATGATTTTGTAACTGATCAAGGGTTACAAATTTTTGATCTAGAGGAGTTAATGGATCTGCAGAGTTATTTGTAGATGGATCTCCAGGTAAAGTTGGATTGTCTTCCTTTAAAAGAATTTGTTCTAAATTAACAATCTTTTCCATGAGAGAATTACTTTTCTCTTCAATGGAACTCATTTGTAGTTTTTCTAAAACTATTTTTAATTCATTTTGAACTTCTTCAATGCTCTCATTCTGTTTTTTGATATGTTTTTCATTAACAACAAGATCTACTTGGAGATCACTCATTTGTTCAGAAATTTTGTTTCTAAACTTACTTACCTCTGTCTTAAGACTTGAGTGATAATTTTCGTTTGATTGAATTAAAACACTTTGAATTTCTCTTAAATCCTCAGTTACGGCCTCTTCTAAGAAATCAAATCTCTTATGATATTTTTTAATTTCATCAGAATAAGTTTCTAATTTTTCGTTTTCACTAATTTCCCTTTTCTTAAAATCTTTATACAGATTGTCATAAGTTTTAGAGATTGAATCAATCTCTCCTTTATAATCTTCTACTACAGTTTTAAGTTCTACAATTTTTTCTTCAGTTTTTTCATGAATGCCACTTGAAATTGATTCAATTTTTTCAGTTAGATTTCCAACTTTAGAAAGAACCTGTTCCTCTAATTCCTTGACCTCTTTTTCTGATTTGATTTTATTTTCAATCAGAAGACTATTATATTTTGGAATTTCATTTTCAGTAAATTCTTTTACTGTATTCTGCAAATTCACAATTGTTTCTTGATAAGAATCAATTGCAGTTTTAACTCTCTCTTCAGTTCTTACTTCAGTTTCAGCAAAAAGTTTTTTATACTTTGGAAGTTCTTCTTCAACAAGACTGGATACTGTTTTTACTGTCTTTTTGACATCTTTTACGTTTTCTTTAAATTCTTCTTTAACAGTATTAAATGTATTTTGATTAAGAGTTTCAACATCTGCTAGAACAGTTGTGACCTCTTTATTTACATCTGCTCTAATAGTATCTAAATTTTCCTCCACCTGATCTTTTAAATCAGTAAATCTACTATCTACTCTAACTTCAGATTCAGATATTAATTTTTTATATTTTGGTACATCAATATCAAGAAAGGATCCAACGGTGTTTGAAAGATCTACAAAATCTTCTTTAATTTTATCAACAGTCTCCCCGTTAATAGAGGATATTCTTAAATCAATTCTTGATATGGATTCTTGAACAAAAAGAAGTTGTGCCATCATAGCACTATCAAGATCTTCTTTTTTAATTAAGTCTTTAAGATCTTCTCTTATTAGAGTTATTTCTTCAGTTACACTTTCAACTTTTTCTAAGTTATTTCTAAAACTATCGAAAGTATTGGTAAAATCTGATAAAGATTGTATGTGTTCTAAATTATTTTTAAACGAATCAAACGCTTCTGAAACCTGTTCAATTTTTTGTGGAGACGCAGAAGTATATTCCTCTTTGATTTCATCAAGAGGAGTCTTCTTAGTATTTCCAAAAAAATCTGAAGGCTTCTTTAGTGCCACGTTTAATATATCTCCTGTATTTTATTATTTATTGTCCTCTTTTAATCCATTTTTGAGCATTTTTGCTAGTTCTGCAGTAGATCCAACAAACAATGCGTTATTGACTGTTGAGGGCCCTTTGGATTGCTTTTCTTCCTCTACTTCTTTAAGTTTTTTCTGCAGTTCCATTAATTTATCAGTTGCATCGGCAACATTTTTAATTAATTGTCCTGCAACTTCATATGCTCTTGGCATTTCACTTTCTTGAGCAAGTTCGAGAACTCCATTTAATGCTTCTTGACCTTTTTCAATTATACTATATAGATTTCCTCTAGTATACTCATAATCTTTTTTTACATCATCTGAATTAGACTTTACATTATTCAATTCTTTATTAACCACCTCAGCCTTTACAATTTCATCCGAAACATTAAAGGTATCGTTTAATTCATTAAAATTTTTAGTCATCAAATAAATCCACCATCAAATCCAAAGTTATCACCGTCTGGAATTAAAGCACTATCTACACCAATTGTTCCAATACTTGGTAAGGTTGTTTCTGTATAATCAATACCTTTAACTTCCGCACCAGCAACATGCTTCTCTGCTTTCGTATTATCCCTACCTCTGTCAACTGTAATTTTATTTCCGGTCTTGGATCTAACAAAGAGTTCTTCATCTCCAATAAAGATATACTTATCTGCTTTGATTCCTGAGGCATCTGTAACTTCAAAGGTT